GATGCTTGGTGAGACAGCTAATATTTCTTGGTCTGTTAGTGGCGATGGTGGTGGATTAAATTGGACTCCTACCCTGACATGGTTAGCTGGCGGCATTACCAATCTCAATTTAAACAGCAATTCAAATGTAACTCCATCAGATACTACAGTATATACTGGACAAGCTTCTGGTATTGGTGGAACTGATACTGGCAGTGTAACTGTTGTTGTTTATCAACCAGTAGAATTATCTGTAGATTATCCAGATAACCTATTATATGGCAATCAAGGAAATATTAGTGTTACTACAAAATATGCCACAGATTCTGTAACAATAACACCAACGTATAATTATGATTTTATTGGGTCTAATGTAGGTTCTGCTGTTAATTTACCTGTTAATGACAGTGCTGAACTTGGTGGAACTGAATCCACTAATGGATACACTACAACAATACCTTATACAGATAGAGGAGCCTTAACTGTTTCATATGTAGTTAGAGCAACTGGCAAATTAGGAAATTTTAAAGAAGAAACATTTAGTATAACGATTATTGTTGATGACACTCCAGAAAATTTAAATATTCCTGAAAGTGAGGATTTATTAAAAGATCAGACACCAGTTGTTTCGCCAGAAGTAGAAGTTTTATCTGATTTGCTTTTGATTGATGATATCGATATCAAAGTAGAGATTAAATCAAATTATCCTATCCAAGTTGATTTAAATCAAGATAATAGTTGGTATGATATCAGACAAATTGGCACTCCTCCTTATGTTCAAGGAAGTTCTGTTGGTGGAAACTCTTTGCCTACTAAATCTGGTGTATATGTTATAAAACCAAATAGTGATCCTGTAAGTATTGATGAAGAATTTAATGTCAAATCGAACAATATTACAGCAGTAGATTTTGCGAAGTTAGTTACTTGTGTATCTGTTATTGATGAAACTCAAGGTAGTTATTATAATAATCAATCAAATTTAGATAATGTGTGGGCAGGTAGTGCTATTATTGGTGGAACGACAAATAATCGTAGAGGATTTAGAACAGCATTCCCGTACAGAACTTTCTATATCTTAGATCCACAGGCATCAGGACAAGGTGGTATTGATGTGCCTACAGCATATCCAGCAGATCCTAACGCAATTGGACCAATTCGTGTTAATCGTGATGGCGGAAATGCTGGTAATAGATCTGATTGGTTTTCGATTTGTAATTTTGGTTCTCTTCCATATGGAACGATTGTTTCTATCTGGATTGATATTTCCGGTAGTATGACTCTAGCAACAGTCCAAGCATCATATGATTATTTCTTAGCACGTTGTGCTGCTGCTGGTATTGAAATTGTATTAAGTCTTAGTGCTTCTGGAGAGAGGTATATTGAGGGTCATATTGTATATCTTCCTCCTAGTGCTAATTTTACGGTAAACAATACAAGCACTGTCACAATTATTCAGGGTGAGTCAGTTACGTTAAGATGGGTTTCCTTTGGAGATCTTACTAGTCTTAGTATTACTCCCGGAGTTTTATCAAACGCTACTACATTCAGTGATTTTGTTAGTGATGAAGTGGTATTCCCACAATCAGATACTACATATACCCTAACAGCAACCGGTCCTGCAGGAAGTACAACACGACAAGTTACAGTTAATGTTTTAATTCCACCAACACTTGAGATAAGTGCTAATAAAACCACTATTATTGTTGGATCATGTGCCAACATTAATTGGAATTATACTGGAGATGCTGATAGTATTACGTGGACTACTGGAACTATAACTAATGGAAATATAACCAGTACAGAAACAGTATGTCCGACAGATACTACAACGTATTGTGCTTTTTTAGATGGAGTCGCCGGACAATCACCTGTAACATGTATTACAATTTATGTAAAACAAATTCCAACAGCATCTTTAACAGTTCCAAATGAAGTAGATTATGGAAATGATTTTAACATTCAATATAATACTCAATATGCTAACACTAGTATAAGTATTACTCCAACATATACATATTTGGATGGTACAACAACAACGGGAACTTCAATTAATAGAACACCTGCTACTGGTGCTGAATTGGGAGATCCTGATTCGGAAACTAAAGCAGATGGAACTGTTCCTATAGTTGTTCCTTGGAATAATTTTGGTCCTTCCCAAATTAGTTTTTCTATTGATGTTGTTGGCGAAGGTGGCACTGCTAATGATATTGGAATTACTACAGTGAATATTGATCGGACACCAGATAATCTATCAATTCCAGAGACAGATGATTTAATTAAATCTCAGGAACCAGTCTTTAGTCCAGAAGGAGATATTTTGTCAGATCTGATTTTGATTGATGATATTGATGTTGATATTGAAATTAAAGCAAATTATCCTATTCAAGTTGACACGAATCAAGAGAATGATTATAAAAATGTTCGTCAACTATAACATCATAGATAAATACTAACACTGGGATACACTGTAAGAGGAATGACATTTTCATTTGCACCAAATGATGAACCACTTTACGTATCCGAAGGCGATTACGTTCAGTTTAAATTTAAGGCACCTTCTTCTTGGGATACAACTCAAACAGTTACTCTTCTGATTGGTGACTTACTTCAATATTGGTTAATTACTACGATCAAAGAGGATTTTACTCCTGATCCATATCCCATGCAGGGATTTGAGGATGCTGACGTTGATACTTTGTATACATTTGCTGATGGTAGTAGACCTGGAGAATCAATTGTTGTTGTTAGTGGATTAACACCAACTACACAGGCAGCTGTGGGTATTTCATCTAATGTTCCTATACCTGGAGGATCTCCTGTTACTGATTATGTTGCGATGCGTATTGATTACGATGGTAATGGAAGTTGGGATACTGGTTGGATTGATAATACTGCTTCTAGTTTGACAGTTGAAAATGGTGCAAGGATACAGGTAAGGGGAAGAACTTCTACTTTTTATACTCAAATTATGAGGATTGTTCTTGAAATTGGAACAGCAACTGAAGTATGGGAAGTTCAAAATGAAGCTGTCCCAGGTAATTTTGCTATACCATTTCCAAATTTTACTGATCTAGATCCGGTAGAACCAGACACAATGATCTATAGTGAGGTTTTGGCAGTACAAGGATTGAATGAAGATGCTCCTATTAGTGTTAGTGGCACAGGTGAATATGCTTTATCTGTATCTGGTAATACTAGCACTAATGTTAATGGGTTTGATGTATTACTTGGTGCTGCTTGGTCCACTAGTGGAACTGTAAGTAATGGAGATTATTTACAATTACGAATTCCAAGTTCTAATGCTAACCTAACACCTGTATTTACAGATTTGTCGATTGCTGATACTGCAAACGGATCAACCTGGACAGTTACCACTGGTGTTGCTGATGATGATACACCAGGCAATTTTTCATTCCAAGATAAAACGGGTCAGTTAACTAACACATTGATTGGATCAGATCAGCAACCATCTGCTGGTATTACTGGATTGACAGCTGGTTTATCTGTTCCTGTTGAGGTAGTTTCTACGGATTCTAGTTTAGTTCGTGTGAGAGTTAATAGTGGATCTATTGGAGTATTTCCAACATCTGTGCAAAATGGTGATAAGTTAACAATTTATTTACAATCAAATACTTCATTTAATACTCCTAACACTTTACAAATTAAGGTGGGAGAACGTACTATATCTACATGGACGGTTATAACTGGTAGTGGACCAGATAGTGATGCAATATTTACTCCCCCGCTGGATTTAACCAATCAAGTTCCAGACACATATGTGACTAGTTCTCAGGTTACAATAAGCGGTATTAATATACCGATTACTATCAATGCTACGAATGGATCTTTAATTTCTATTGATTCTGATATTCCTGTTGCTGGTCCTAGAACTTTTGATCCTAATTCAAATACATCATTTGCTATAACATCATTAGTACCAACAAACCTTAATACGTCACAACCTACCGTAGTTACAGTAGGAACAGGATCTTTAAACAATCCTTTTACTTGGACAGTAACAAGTTATGCCTCAGCACCTCTACCACCAGATAACCTAGGTGTTTGGTATAGTAAGAAAGTAGAGAAATTTGATGGTTATCCTATTGGCACTGTGTTACCTATTCTTAAAGAAAATTCAGTAGTTGGATATGGAGATCTAGACGGAGATTTAAACTCTAGATATCCAGGATTTATTAAATGTGAAGGTCAATCCTTAAGTACCACTCAATATTTTATATTATTTGATATAATTGGATACACTTATGGAGGGTCTGGGTCTAGTTTTAATATTCCTGACTATAGAAATAGAAGATTGTGTGGAACTGGTCAAGTTGATGCTAGTAGAGGTAATTCTACTTCACTACCAATTGATAGTGGTGGATCTATTCTTAGCGTTGGTGCTGAAGGTGGATATTGGTATTTCGATAAAGTAGATGTTTTAGGTTCGCAACCACTAGAACAAATTCAGGGAACGGGAACCAGTGGAGTAGATAGTCAATTTTTTACTTTGGGCACAGTGAGAATAACTGGTCTTGAAACAGTTACTGATGATATTATATTTTCTATTACTGGTCAAGTTAGTGGTATAATTGGTCCATTGGAAGATGTTGTGGTGAATGTTCCTTTACATGATCATGCATATGTTGCCGCTCTTCCTGATGGTGATGGTGGAGATCCATTAATTAAATGGGGTCCTCCTGCTGGTAGGGCTATGTTTGGTGGTCAAACTGGAACAAGTACTTATAGAAATCAAGTTGGTAGTTCTGATGATATTGCTGGTAAATGGGCAGATTTTATTGGTGGTCTTGGAATTTTTGAAAATGAGATGAAATTGTATTATGGCAATGGTTTTAATTTGAAAGATTGGGCAGCTGCTAATTTGCCAACTAATTGGGAAGTTAATGTGGATGTTCCAAGCAGCGCCGTTGGTCAATCTGATTTTGGATCAGAGAATGATGATGCTACAGCAACAGTTGATTTTATGACCTGGTGGATATCTCCTGTTAGTGGTTTATCAGGGGCATCTTTACAATCTACTGGTGGCGGTGAACCAAACCCAGCAGCTGCTGTTGTTGATACTGAAACAACTAGATTTACAATTGAGCAATATCTTCCCACTAGTGGATTTACAAATGCACATGCTCACTTTCTCACAGAAGATATTGTTCAGAATGCTCAAGTTGATTTTAGTTCCGGTAATAGTGGTGGTGCTGGTACTATTACAAGTGGATTGGGAAATGGCGTGACTCAACTTAACCTTGTATTTACTCAAGCAGATGTTTTTATGGATATGACAGATGCGACGTTCAACTGGAATAGTAGTTTTTCTAAACCAACTCCTAGTGTTACAATGACACCACAGATTCAAGTGCCAATTATCAATCCATTCCATAAGACTAAATATATCATCAAAGCATATTAGAATGAAATTACCTGATTATAGACCGCATGAATTAATGCTTGACCCTAATATAACCAAAGTTGAATTTGATGATTTTATTGGTGTTTGGCCAAACTTTATGCCCCGTCCAGTGTGTGATGAACTACGTGAGTTCATTGACAATACCATTGAACAAGCATGTGTCATTAATCCAAGTTTAGATTTATCTCAAGTAGATAGTGCTGATCGTGTTATTAAATCGCAAGATTTATATGGCGGTGAGATGAATAGAAAAGATATGGCATTTATATTAAATTATGCTAACAGAGATTTGGTACTTAAGATCAATTCAATACTAAGATCTTGTGTATTACACTACATCTCACAATATCAATCATTAACTAAAACTAGTTTAATTTCTTCTGACATCAAAATACAAAAAACACCTCCTGGCGGTGGATATCATCTTTGGCATTATGAAGATTCTGATGAAGCACATTCTATGCGAGAAATAGTATGGATGATATATCTAAATGATATGCCAGATGGTGAAGCAGAGACAGAATTTTTGTATCAAAGAAGAAGAATTAAACCAACGGCAGGC